AGGGCACCTTTTGATGGTATTCTACTTGATGCTTGGGGTTTTGCCGAGATAATGGCAAAAATGGAAATAGATCAAGAGAGGTTTAAATTAGAACTAGACTATTTAGGAAAGAAGAAAGATGCTGAATGGGGTCTTAAATACGACAGCCTGAAAGCAAGCTTTGACGGTCTACAGTTTAAATACGACAATGTCATCGAGATCAAGGACAATGAGATCCAAGTTCTAAGAGAGATTGCAGTAGACAAGAAAGATTATTCAATGTGGTGGTATGCCGGCGGTTTTTTGTCCGGTGTGGCACTCTGTCTCGGGGTGTTATATGCGGCATCGCACGCACTTGGTGATTGAAACTATTTAGATGAAGTATGAGGAATTTAAATCATGCCAAGAATATTAGGGAGGGATCAAGTGGCACTTAAAGGCATAATGGGCGTTGCAACTCCTGCGGCAGTTGAAGAAGGCGGAGATGAAGTTGGCCTTGTCCAGTCTGTGGACGCCAGCGATGGATACCCACGTTTTGACTCTACGCTTCTGCCCGGTGAGCCTATCGCAGCTGCAGCTTACAGTATGGCGTTTGACCAAATCGAATATAACACTACATCTGATAATGCAGGTCGAGGTGCTGTTGAGGTGCCCTATACAGCAAGCATGAATACCACAGAATATACTGTATCAGCTTGGATTAGAAAAAGTGGAGCAGATTCTCACAATAGAGCAGTTTGGGCTATGGGTGCAGGCGGCTACTCTAACGGGTCTGGTTTTTATATTTGGAATAGTCAAACAGCATATTGGAATATTTCTGATGGCGGCAGTGGTGAATACATTGCAATGAACAGTCCAGCGACATTTAATAATGATACGTGGTATCACGTTGTTTGTACGAAAGCAGCAGATGGCTCAAATTGTGGTATAATGTATATTAACGGCACAGCACAGTCAGCAAAGCACTCTATTGCCAGTTACACAGTCAACCCCTCTGGTGCTTTTGGTATTGGCCAATATGTTAACGGATCGCCACAATCTGGAGAAGGCAATGCTGATCGTTCTTGGATTGGTAATATAGCAGAAGTTGCAGTTTGGAATGCTGCGATGGATTCCGCTGCCGTTACAGCACTGTATTCTGGTGGAGATGGTGCAATAGCTGATACTGTCTCTGGCTCTAACTTGGTTGCGTATTATCGATTTATAGAAGGACCAGGGAACAATGCAGTTTCGGGTAGTAATACTATATCTGGTCTAGACGGGATACTTAAATCTAACGTTTAAAGGATTATGGGAGAAGGGAGAGTGAGATGGTATTACCAACATTAACTTGGGCACAAGGCGCAATACATACTTATACAAATGATACCGCAGGGGACCAACACCCCACTGCTAGTTTAACAGCTCTATCACAATCAATTGTGTCAAGTTCCAACTGGCAAGTGACAAACTTTTCTATAACCGGCGCCAGCGCAAGCTACCCTCACATGATCGTGGCACCCACATCAACCAGCTCTAGTGTTAAAGATATGAGAATAGTTTTTGTGACTGGTCTTGCAGCGAACGCCAATGAAGGTCCCGCCACTGGTGATATGGCCACAAACGCTGGGACAATGCATACAGCATACGATCCTTGCTTATACATTGGCATTGCACCCTTTGCGGGACAGGTGCCGGCTCCTGATCAGATTGCAACAGGATCGGATGACGGTGCCGGCGGTGCCACCCCAGGAGACTGGAGGAAGAATGCTGGCACCAAAGGGGATATTTATCCTGCAGAGGCCAAGTTCTCTGGTTTTCATTGCCTCATGGGCGCAGAGGTTAGCTCAAATCAGCTTCAAGGCGGTGGCGGCGGACTATACTTAATAGAAAACGAAGAAATGCTTTTTGTCGCTATAAGTGAAGACTGGACAACACATGTGGAAGGCAGTCGCACCCTGGGAGGAGCAGGAGCATTGTATGTGCCTTATGCTTCAAGCTCTGCGTATGGCAGTCCCGGTCGCCTATACGGCTTGGCAGGTGGTCAACAGTTAGCTGCCACTGATTACACCACTCTTGGCACGAGCACCACCAATGCGTTTGATCTGGATCAGACATCGCAAGATGCACACTGGCCAGCATTTTATGCCGCTAGTAATACCTATGGGCATAGACACTACGCTTATGATTATGGGAATAGCTCTTGGGTGCAGCTTAACACATTCAAGCTTCTGCACGATGATTTAGACCAACGGCTTTTTAGTCAAACAAACCATTTTCGTGATGTTAATGGAAACCAAGTATTGATGCCCCTTCATGTCCACCAGGGCGCATCTCCATTTTCAGCTATGGGCTATTGGCGACAAATGACACAGTGCGCTCGTGCGTATGGTCGTACTATTGTTACGGATGCTAGCGGCTCCGTCAAGGGATATATTTTCTTTTCAAGCCATCGCCATACTGGCGCCGCACAATATTACAATCCTGGGTACTTTTTCCACAACGATAAGTCTACTACTTAACATTAGAATAAAAGGGGAGTAAGATGGAATATAAATGTATAATGTGGGGAATTGGTCATGGTCAAGCAAAAAATATCTATAAGCCGGGCCAACCTCTTTATGGCTGGACAACAGATTTAGATATTTCAGTCAAGCCAGAAACATATGAAAGAGCTTCAATTGTATTAACTGAGTATTCCAATAATGCTGAGTTCATAGAGAATCCTTTTACACCCGATGAAAATCACTCAAGATACGGCCTGCCGGATAATCACTTCTGGATTCAAAAAAAACATATTTGGGCAGACGACAACGGGCAAGCCGTTGAGGGGACCATGTGGGGCATTATCCACTCTCCCCTGAGAGGTGGAGATTATGTGTTCTTTGAGAAGAGAAAGAAACAAGGCAGCTAGTAGATGACAGAAAAAGACTACAACTATATAGCAAAGGTTGAGAAAGCCATCGGAGACAAGTATGGAGAGGAAACAATCCAGAATCCCAAGGCCGGCTGGACAGATGAAAAAGAGAAAGAACATATAGAACAATCTAAAAAGTTTTATCAAAAAACATACAAAGCGGTAGAAGCCAAAGACAAAGTGGAGGTTGATGGCTTTTTAATTTCTAAAAAACTACTTAATAGAGATTCAAAGAGGTTGTGCCCCGTTTGCGAGACATACTCGTTCAACAAGAAGGATGATCTCTATATGAACAAATTTGAGTGTTGCTATAGTTGCTACATTCAATGGGTCGAGAGCAGGGAAGAAAGATGGGAGTCGGGTTGGCGACCAGAGAAAATTGAAGCTTCAAAGGGGAAAAACTAAACCATGGCAACAACATTAGAGATTATTAGAGGCATCGCTCAGGCAGCAGCTAACGCTTATGACGGAGCACTTGATGACAAGGGCGAGCCTCTTAAAGTAGGGCTCAAGAGAGAAGAGGGCCATCCAATTCTTGATAAGAGGGTCATGGACGGATTCAGTGTAAAGTTTCACGGAAATCAGCTGAGCATCAATTATCATGGAGAGGTAAGCCTCAAGCAGGTACATGGTGATAAGTATGAAGACGAAGTTTTACAGATGGTTGCTGATATAGCCAGCTTTTTAAAGAAAGAATATAAGAAAGTTACAGGCAATACATTGTCCCTATCAAAAGAGGGTGATCACAACATTCACCTAGAATATATTTCTAGGGTAAGGTGTTGGGTGACGGCCAGTTGCTCATATAAGATCGGCGGCATAGACGAAGTTCAACAGGTTGGTAAAGAGTCGGAAGACAGAATAGAAAAGAACTTTAAAGACTTTCTTAACCTTGGGGCAAACAAATGAGTTCTAAACTTCTTAATCTACTGGAACAAGAGATAAATAATGCCATTGAGGAATATATTACATCCCGTAGCGGCGGCCTAACTCTTCACCCTTTTGACAATCATTTAGCGAATCAAAAGAACAGGGCAGAATATCAGGACACTTTTGAAGAATTAGCGGACGCTATTATTATGGATATGATTTCGGCTTATAGTTTAGATCAGGTCCGAGATATAGCTAGAAAATATGCCGAAATGGCAACACAAGGGCCAGGAGGCATCGGTGGAAGATTTACCGATGTTGAGTTGGAAGAAATTATGATCTTAGTGTTCGATAAAATCAAGGATGCTTTTAATGTGGATCTGAGGTCTGACATGCCCGAAGATCGTCTACATCCGAATTACATGTCTGAACAGTAAAGATGAAATATGTTAACGAAGAAAGAAAGAATCAAAGAAATTGTCAAGTGTGGCAAAGATCCAATTTACTTCATTAATAATTACGCAAGAATATCGCACCCAAAGCATGGGCTGATCCCTTTCAAAACTTACGATTTTCAAGAACAACTCCTTAGAGACTTTGAGGATTATCGTTTTAATATAATTCTAAAAGCAAGGCAGCTTGGTATTTCTACCATTACGGCGGGCTATGTTGCCTGGATGATGCTCTTCCATCGTGATAAGAATATACTTGTCATCGCAACAAAGTTTGCGACAGCAGGTAATCTTGTCAAGAAGGTGAAGAGTATAATGAAAAATTTACCCGACTGGGTACGAATCTCTGATATCTCCATCGACAACAGGACGAGTTTTGAGCTTTCAAATGGCAGTATGATTAAAGCATCTTCTACTAGCGGCGATGCCGGTCGCTCTGAAGCATTATCTCTTTTGGTCATTGATGAGGCTGCACACATTGAAGGAATGGACGAACTTTGGACTGGCCTATATTCCACGCTATCAACTGGTGGTGGGTGTATTGCCCTGTCAACTCCATGCGGCGTCGGGAATTGGTTCCACAAGGCATATATTGAAGCCGAATCGGCGCAGAATGACTTTTTCCCAACAAGATTAAATTGGGACGTACACCCAGAAAGAGACCAGGAGTGGTTTGACAAAGAGACTAGAAATATGTCGCCGAGGCAAATTGCGCAGGAACTGCAGTGTAATTTCAACGCTTCTGGTGAGACGGTGTTTAGGTCGGAGGATATAGACCGGATATGTTCTACGGCCAGAGACCCGGATTATAGAACCGGAGTAGACAGGAATTTTTGGATATGGGAGACGTACGATCCCAGCAGCACCTATCTTTTATCAGCAGATGTGGCTCGGGGCGACGGAGAGGATTATTCGGCATTTCACGTTTTTAAATTAGAGACAATGGAGGTTGTTGCTGAATACCATGGCAAGATAACTCCGGACATGTACACAGAAGTTTTAATGGACGTGGGCCGTGAATATGGAATGTGTATGGTTGTGGTTGAGAACAACTCTGTTGGCTTTGCTGTTTTGGAAAAATTAAGAGACAGGGAATATCCAAATATTTATTATTCTCTCAAATCAACTCATGAATATATAGACCCAATGTCAGCTCGCTATACATCGGCAGCCGTAGCTGGTTTTTCCACCACTTCCAAGACAAGGCCATTGATTATTGCCAAGCTAGAAGAATTCGTTAGGAATGAACTAATTACTACATATTCAGCTAGGCTGTCTAATGAATTGAAAACTTTTGTTTGGCACAATGGTAAGCCTCAATCACAAAGAGGGTATAATGATGACTTGATTATGGCTTGTGCGATTGGCTGCTGGGTGAGAGATACTGCTTTGGTGGAGAATAGGAAAGAGATGGAATATGCAAAAACAGCCATCTCTTCTATCTTCACAACAAAATCAATTATGAATTCTTCAATTCCAGGACAACAGGGCTATAAAGAAGTGAAGAAATCGGATACAATAGATCAATACAAACAATTTTCTTGGATCATAAAAGGCTAAAATAATATGGCAAATCGATTTAACAACAAAACTAATCCTCGCAATCCTGCTTCTCAACTTTTTAGAAGATTGACAAGATTATTCTCGGGCCCAATCACTGACTACAGAAGTCAGAATACTCGTATGCTAACGAGGAGGAGGCTGGATAAATACCGGTTCAGATCTGCCAGCGGCCAACAATTTAAGAAGACAACTCACAATCCTCTAGACCATCTACACGCAGACATTTTAGCCGCACAAGGTAGATCGCAGAGGTATGCTGATTTCAATCAGATGGAATACACGCCTGAAATTGCAAGTGCTCTTGATATTTATGCTGATGAGATGTCAACGATGTCTTCAATGCAGCCATTGCTGAATATCGAATGTCAAAACGAAGAGATAAAAAGTATACTTGAGGGGCTATACAGTGGAGTACTGAACCTTGAATTTAATTTATTTGGCTGGTGCCGAACAATGTGTAAATTCGGTGACTTCTTTCTTTATCTTGACATTGATGAAGAAAATGGGATCACTAACGTTATTGGTCTTCCGCCACACGAAATTGAAAGATTGGAGGGAGAAGATAAAACAAATCCCAACTATGTCCAATTTCAGTGGAATTCCGGCGGCATGACTTTTGAGAACTGGCAGTTGGGCCATTTCCGCATCCTCGGCAATGATAAATTTGCTCCATATGGAACTTCCGTCCTCGACCCAGCCAGGAGAATCTGGCGACAGCTGACTCTACTTGAAGATGCTGTTATGGCATATCGCATCGTCCGTTCCCCAGAGCGAAGAGTTTTTTATATTGATGTTGGTAATATACCAAATCAAGAAATTGAACAATACATGCAAAAGGTCGTCACCCAGATGAAGCGGAATCAAGTCGTGGATTCAGATACTGGGCGAGTGGATTTACGCTATAACCCACTTAGTATTGAGGAGGACTACTATATTCCAGTCCGAGGCGGCAGTTCCAGTAAGGTTGAAAGTTTACCCGGTGGAACTTATACTGGCGATATTGATGATGTTAAATATTTGAGGGATAAGTTGTTTTCCGCTCTAAAGATTCCTGGCAGCTATCTCTCCAATGAAGCAGGAGAGGGCGAAGATAAAACCACTTTAGCACAAAAAGATATTCGCTTTGCAAGAACGATTCAAAGGCTTCAAAGATCTGTAGTCACAGAGTTGGAAAAAGTCGGGGTCATCCATCTGTATATTATGGGATA